CTTCGTAGGCCATTGCAGCGAATTGCTCCTGCTCTACCCCCCATTCCATTGCGGAATTGCTAAATGATTCGCCAGCAACACCCGTCAAGCGTTCTGCGACCAGCTTTACCTTGTATTTGTAACGTCCGATAGCCTCTGCGTTTCCTTTGCCCTTTGACATGACTTCTGCCACGTTTGAGGCTGTGATGCAACCCAAACGAAGTTGCTTCCATGCGTCTGAGCCTTGCTCTACTGTGCGTGGGTCAATCATTTCTCAATCTCCACGGGAACGTCTTTCCATTCCCCTCTTGTCATTGGATAGTGAATATCAAAAGCAAACCATTGCTGGAGTACGCGCTCTTTTTCAAAGACCATGATGGGCAAACCATCAGGCTTTGTTACTTGGCCTGAATTGACCATCTTTTTACGGTCAAGCCAGCGAAATCGTGGTGTTGGGTTCATAGCCATTCCTTATTTAATCCAAAGATACAGACCATGCAGGATTCCGATTGGAAAGAAGATCGCACCTGCTACCAAGAAGCCCCAAAGCCCTTGGGCAAAGCAGGTGAAGATATGAGTTAACCAGGCAAAGAAGCAGGCCCATCCGATTAGTTGCGCCATTACTCTGCCCTCGCTTTCAGCATATCATCCGCATAACGGTACGAAGCCAACGCAATAGCCTCTGGTTCTGGTACACCGTGCGCCCATGCCGCCAACAGCCCTTGCATTGCTTTGGCTGCAAAGAAATCGCGAAGGCTCATACCTTTGTCAACCGCTTGGATTGCATCTTCTGGCGTTGATGGGTCGATCATTCCTGATGGAAAAGCCGCACCGCCCGTTTCGTTTTTCATGATTACTCCTTGGTTTGGATTCGAGCTTTAACGCTATCTTTTGCGACTTCAAGCTGCTTTAAAACCGCTTGGTCACCTTTTGCAACCTTGACTGTGGCAATGTAGTTTGCCTTCAATTCATCCAGCGTAGTAGCTGATTCAATGGATGCCAGCAGGGGGGCAATGTCGATTGGTTCTGGTTCACCTTCGCTTGGCAGGTCTTCGCCCGCATAGATATAAAGACCGATGCCGAACGTGGCGATACATTTGGCAAGGCAGCGCATCATTGCATCTGATACTTTGCGGCTGTCTGGGAGCTTGATCGCGTTGTTCTTGTTGTCCATCACAGGCAAATGCATGGTCATAGATTTACCAAGCGCATAGACCGTGCATCGAACCATTACGGATTCGTTGAAGTAAACAGGCTCATGGAATTCCCAATGTGCCATCGGGTCGTTTTGCAGGAGCGTATCAACAGCCCATGCCCATGACAGGTATGAGAGATTGCCTTTTTTCTCAATGTGTTCATTCACATTGATTTTGCGCAGGTCGTTAAATGTTTTCACGGTTGTTCCTTAGTTGGATGATTGATTCGGCTCGCATATCAGCGGTGGCATTGCAGTACGCCACCACCGCGTCATAAACTAATTCGCCAATTTCGGCATAGCTATGACCTTTTGCAAGGATTGTTGTCAGTTGTTCAAAAACGTGTGGATTGTCTAAGCAACCGCCCTCGTTGATGGCTTGCATGAACACGTTAGGGTTTTGCGGGTTGCACTCGTCTGCGAGTAGTTCTTCTGCCACTTCGCTGATTGCCTCTTGCTTGGCGTAGTGGTCTTGGATGGGTTGTTCAAGCCATTTGTCGTATGCTGTCATTTCGTTTACCTTTCTTGATACCGCTTGATTCGGCAAAGGTATTATAAACACAATCTCACAACTATTACAACCATGCTCAATCTTTTTTTACCTTATCCACCATCGGTGAATGGTTATTGGCAGTTCAATGGCTCGAGGCGGTTTCTTACGCCAAAGGCCAACCAATTCAAAGCAGAAGTGCGCCAAGCGTTTGTTGAATCAGGCCACAAAGGATTTGAGGCTCAAAGGGTGAGCCTGACCGTTTATCTTCATGCGCCAGATAAGCGGGTTAGGGACATTGACAACATTGCCAAGCCGTTGCTTGATGCGCTTACCCAAGCTGGCGTGTTTGATGATGACAGGCAAGTTGACCGATTGCTGATTCTTAGGAAAGAGCAAAGAAAAGGTGGTCAATGCGAAATTATTGTTGAGCCGTTTGAAATTGGTGTATGATGCGCACAAAGACGCTTGGCGGCGTTTCACAGTAGGGTTACACATGAAGTCTGCTGGTACTGTGCCAGTCCGCCAACATCCGAAAGGATGAGACTTCAGGTGTAGCCCTTTTTTTTGGTTAAAAATGAAAATTAAAAACTGGTCAAAGTTTCAACACTTTAAAGACAGGAAGCCACCTTGGGTTAAGTTGTATCGTGATGTTCTTGATGACATTGAATGGTATGAATTAGACCCGCTTGCAAGCAAAGTGCTAGTGATGTGCTGGCTTATCGCTAGTGAAGATGATGGTTGCTTGCCAAACTCAAAAACTCTTGCATTTCGTTTAAGAATGTCAGAAAAGCAAACTATAGATTGCTTAAACAAGCTGTCTCACTGGATGGAACAAGATGATATCAACTTGATATCAGAGCAATATCAAAGCGATAGTCTAGAGACAGAGACAGAGACAGAGACAGAGACAGAGAGAGAGACAGAGACAAAGAAAGAGAAAGAGAAGAAAGCAACTATCGTTGCTACGCCTGACGGCGTTTCACAATCTGTTTGGGATGAATTCATTGTCCATCGTAAAGCCAAGAAGGCCAAGGTCACAGAATTGGTGATTGAAGGAATTGCTAAAGAAGCCGTGAAAGCTGGCTGGTCATTGGAAGACGCATTGAAAGAAACCATTGTGCGTAACTGGCAATCTTTTAAAGCTGATTGGGTTGCGCCAAAACAAGCATTTGCCAACAAATACGATGTAGCGCACATCACTACGCCAACACCGCCAAACCAAGATGCTGCTTTGCGCAAGATTGAGGAAGACAGAAAACGGGCTGTGCCACCATCGTTGGAAACATTGGCTAAATTGGCAGAGTTACGTAAAGGGGTAAAGGCATGATTTGTGATTCTTTTTTTCAATGGGGCTTGCTTTTTGGTTTTCTTTTGGCGGCGCTTTTAATGTCGTTTGCAATGTTGTTCAAGGGGGATAAATGAATGAGTTGGTTAATCAGTCAAGCCTTAATGAACTCGCTTTGTTCGCAGGAGCAGGAGGAGGCATCCTCGGTGGAAAACTTCTCGGATGGCGAACAGTCTGCGCCGTTGAATGGGAACCCTATCCAGCAAGCGTATTGTGCGCCCGACAAAATGACGGTCTTCTCCCGCCTTTCCCGATTTGGGATGACGTACAAACCTTTGACGGAAAGCCGTGGAGAGGAATTGTTGACGTTGTATCTGGCGGGTTTCCATGCCAAGACATTAGCGCCGCAGGAAAAGGCGCAGGAATTGACGGGGAACGAAGCGGAATGTGGCGAGAAATGGCGCGCATCATTCACGAAGTACGACCACGATTCGTCTTTGTGGAAAACTCACCAATGCTCACTTCTAGGGGACTTGGAACCGTTCTCGGAGACTTGGCCTCGATGGGGTTTGATGCGCGATGGGGAGTGTTGGGAGCAGACGACATTGGCGCAAACCATCAAAGGGATCGAATCTGGATCGCGGCAAGAAATGTGGCTAACACCAAGAGTATTAGAAATAGAAGAAACACCAGAAAATTTCAGGAAAAGGATGAACAGCAAACGCAAGAACGACAGAAAAAATGGGTTCAGCAACCTGACTATGCAAGTGAAATATTCTTCGATAGAAAAGAAATTACCAACGCCACAAGCGAGAGATTGGAAGGACGGAGACAAATCAGGGAACAGGAAATCTCCAGGCTTAGGAGTAGTGGCGCATATGGACAAAACGATAGTTGGTGGGCATCTGAACCCAGTGTGGGTCGAGTGGTTGATGGGGTGGCCGCTAGGATGGACAGACTTAAAGCCATTGGAAATGGACAAGTCCCCTTGTGCGCCGCTACCGCCTGGCGAATCTTGAACCAAGAAATTTAAGGCCTTAAAAATTATTTGCAACATCTTTGCAAATCCTCATAGTTCTATGGCATAATACTTCTAACCATTCAAAAGGAGCGTAAACATGAAACAACCAAAACTAGCGTATTGCGACTATCTCGCCTTCCT